ACCCTACGTTGGGCAGATATTTATTTCTACCAAAGAGATGGAAAAGGTCTAACCCAAACGGAATTGAGACAACTAGCTCTCGATCTGAGGAAACAAGATGAGAGATACCAACAAATCTATTCGCAAGTTGTACAGCAAATTGCCGACCGTTATTATGAGGCTAGACAGCGTTTCTTTGAAGGTTTAGCACGTTTCCCAAAGGAAAAGAAAGCACACAAATGGTACTCCCTCGTGTACCCGCAAAAAGGATGGAAAATACTAGAAACAAGGGAGATAAGGACTAGGAGCAAGAAGAACAAGAAGAAGGTAATAACACTAAAACTGTCAAACTTAGGGATCTTCAACGTTATTGTCCATAGGGACTTCCCGCTAGACAAGGTCAAACGTGTAGTAGTAAAGCTAACACCATCAGAGAGGGTATATATTTCGTTCATAGTTGAGAACTACGAGTTCCCAAAACTACCAGAGACTGGAAAAGTAGTGGCAATAGATGTTGGCGTAGAGAAACTTCTCACTACAAGTGATGGTCATGTGTTCCCCAATTTGAGACCTTACGAGAAGGCACTCAATAAGATAAAGAAGCTTCACAAAGTTTTATCACAGAAGAAGTTCCTATCCCACAACTGGTTTAAGGCAAAGGTTAAGCTGGCAAGAGCTTATGAACACTTGAAGAACCTTAGGAAGGATATATACATGAAACTAGGGAAGTGGTTTGCTGAGCACTACGACGTTCTCGTAATGGAGGATATTCAAGTTAAACAGCTAGTGGAGAAGTCGGAAAGGAAGTTGAGGATGAGGCTCCATGACGTTGCTATTCATGAGCTTAGGAGTATAATGGAGTATCAACTTAGGAAGTACGGTAAGGAGATTCATTTTGTTGATCCCGCGTTCACGTCTATGACTTGTGCTAGATGTGGTTACGTTAAGAAGGATCTAACACTGGCTGATCGTGTATTCATCTGTCCTTCTTGTGGTTGGGTCGCTGACCGTGACTATAACGCTTCTCTTAACATACTGAGGAGTGCGGGGTGGGAGCCACCCTTAGTGCCTGTGGAGCTCCGCCCTCTACCCGTAGTGAAAAGCTACGGGCAAGGTGGGGTATGAAGCAGGAAGCTCCGCCTTTTAAGGCGGGGTAGCTCACAAAGAAAGATAACACGTTCGAATTAGGAGAAACGATAAATACAGCAGTTGATGGAAGGAAAGTGAAAGGTGTAGTTATAGGGAAATACAGCATAAAATCTGCTAAGTTTATTGTTAAATGGAGTGGATTCGATGACGTAGAGAAATGGATAAGTTCTGCGTTAAGAGAGAACCATAATAAACAAGGTCTAGTAATATACTTGATAAGGTTATCTGAAATCACAGCTGTGATAAAAAAGAAGAGAACAAAACTTGCATCAAAAGGTTAGCAACAACCTTCTTCTTCTAACTCTTCTTCGTATTCTTTCTCCTCTCTCGCATCACCCATGGCAAATTTCTTCACTATCTCCAGGTCTGGCTTTATTTCATTAATCAATTCCATTTCAGCCTCAAAGCTCAATCTGCCACCAGCGTCTAGATCGTACTCCCTTGCAAATTCGTGTATCGTCTCTATTATTCTGTGTATAGCATCTCTTAATTCAGGGAAGTCATCAGTCCACGCTTCTTCTCCAGCCAGTCTGAGGTCTATGTCGGGATAATCTATTTTTCCCTCTAGAAATAATCTAAGGTCTCTTAAAACATGTCTTGCATATTTTTCTGGATGGAGTGGCATAATCAGTCATAACATGGAAAAAATAAAACCCTTTTGCTTCACTTAACCGTTTGTCCATACTTAGCCCTCAACCACCTACTTACTGTAATATTTCTATATTAGGTGTAGGTCTAGCTAGGACTGGCTGTGTGCCTAACACTGAAGGCTGTACTTGTGTTGCACTATCGTAAACTACGTTATTTACTTTACTAAGCTCTTGTATATATTGTTGTAATTCACTTAAGCAGTCATGTCCAGATAGTTGAGAGTATTGTTGTAACGCATTCAATATACAGTTAGCTTGTTTAGCATAATATCTAGCACTACGCTTATCCACGCCAAGTAAAGCCTGGTAAGCTTGCTGTGCATACGCAGAAAACTGTTGTTTAAGTGTAGATATTTTTTGAGATAACGTAAGACCAGGAGTATTTTGAAGAACTTTTGCTAATGTTGCATACTGCGGATATTCATTTTCGAATGTAATATAATCGTTCTCTTGTAATAGTTGTAAAGGCGTTGTAGTAGTAGGACTAGTTGTTGTCGTAGAACTCTGTGTTGAACTTAACGTACTAGTATTACTAGACGATGTCGTCGTTTTTGTCGTAGAACTCTGTGTAGTACTTAAAAGGGAAATGACCTCTTTCATATCACAACAATATGTTCCTGCATACATTTGTGCATATTTGCAATTGTAAGATGGTAACCTTAGGCTTTGTAAGCTACTTGCAGTTAGCGTTCTATTATTCAGTTCCTCACATATTATTGTTAAATTTTTATAAATTTGGCTCCACGCATCTACAACTTCTAAACTAACTCCAGCCTGGTTTTGGAAGTTTATCGCGTTCTGTAAGCAGTCATATATTTCTTGAAGTAAAATCCTGAGGTTTGCAGTTGATATACTAGACCCAGATATGTATCCCTTAACCAAGGAATAGACTTCATCAATTGCTTCATAAATATAGTTTGATATATTTCCTACTTTATTAAATAATTCGTTTATTAGAGAACTTGTAGAACTAGAAGAGGAACTAGTAGGACTAGACTGTGTTGGCTGTGCAGTACTAGACAATGGCGTTGTTGTTGTCGTAGAACTCTGTGTTGAACTTAACGTACTAGTATTACTAGACGATGTCGTCGTTTTTGTGGTTGGTGGTGTAGAACTCTGTGTAGCACTAGACGATGTTGTAGAACTAGTTGACGACGTCGTAGAACTCTGAGACGATGTTGTAGAACTAGTTCTTGCTATTTCATTTAGTACAACTTGGGGTGGTGAATTGCTAGTCTGAATTTGTGGATAACCGTCAGATTCTTGAGTAATATAAATAGTAAAAAATGGAACTGATGATGGTACATGCACAGTACTTATAGCTTTTCTCCCCTGAGCCTCAACCATGATACCTATATAATAAGAAAAATGTGGAAACTTAGTACGTGGATAAACCGCCTTGTATTCTAGAGAAGTCGGTATAAAATTAGTGTTGAGTAGCTTGACAATTTGGTGTTCTGACAGTTTTAATTGAAATGCTTGCGGTGTAGTTATCCCAGATTCTTTTGTCCCTTCGTATTCTTTTGCATATTCCGCTACATCTACCGTTACCGTCCCTGGGTATAGATTTAATAGGTATACTTCAGTCATTCGTTTCTACCCTATACTTTCATCTTTTTAAGTGTTTAAAAATACATATTTTCCTTCTATGCAGGGTTGGACTTTCATTGAGGTTTCATGAATTCACATTCGATCTCACAGCTGTGGTACACTAAAGGGAGTTGCTTTACGCCCCCTTAACTTGGTAACATAAGATTTATTAACGTTATTCTCTCAATTTATGCTTGAGAGAAAATGCTGACTTCCTCCCCGCCCTGGAAGGACGAGGGTTCCCTCCCAGAGGGCTCATAGTTCCCACCATTGATTCGGGTTTACATCTCTCATTTGGTGGGCAGTCGGGGTAGTCAGACAGCCCCCCACTTGAATAGGGAGCTTTCATCGCCTAGCTCTAGTCCCTTAAAGGAAGGGAGAGATGATGGTTGCCCCTCCCACAGTCCCATTGAGCCCTCAATCGAGCTGGAGAGGAGCGTCGTTAGCGTTACTAAAAGAGAAAAAGAGATATTTAAACTTTTTACCACGCCCCTGGAAGGGGCGAGGCTTTCAGTTCATTGTAAGTATAAAGTTCAAGTATAAGGGAGAAGAGAAGGAAGTAGATATTTCAAAGATAAAGAAGGTTTGGAAAGTAGGGAATATGGTATCGTTCACCTACGACGACAACGGTAAGACTGGTAGAGGAGCATTAAGCCTAAAAGAAGCCCCGCAAGAGTTGTTGCAGAAACTCAATCATTAGAATTCAACCTAACTTTTTCTTTATTTTCCTTCTTAATTCTCTTTCTAGTTTCTTGTTTTTGCTATATATATAATATGTATTATCTTTAGTTTTCCTTACAAGTACAACCTCTTTCAAATGTATCCTTATGTTTTTATCTCCAGGCTTTCCTGTAACCTCTATTTTTTCATTATCTCTTTTTATTTCAATTGAAGAAACTCTTTCAAATATCAATGAGTGAGCGAAATAGAATATATCTCCTCTTGTTTTTACTCTCAATAGGAGAATTCCACATGGAAAAATTAAATACCTATAGTGTTCTATTCCTTTAGAATCTTTTAATTTCAATATAACACCTTTAGAAGTTTTTTCAAATTTTATCCCATTCTCATCATCTATCTTCAAAAAAAATTCATCATCATTTATTCTCTGAATAGTAAATGAATGTCGTGATATTAAATCAACTATGTCTTTTTTAACCGTAATAATTTTCCCGTTCACCATACGTAAAAATTTTCTCAATATTTTTTTCTTGTAAATATACATGGTGAAAACTACCCTAATTAATTAGCTAGCTAAATAAATATATAAAAAATGATAGACGTGAGGAGGCAGAAAAATTAGAAAATGGGAAAAAGGAAGGCTTAGCATATCTACTTATTAACTCCTAAGTCGCCTTTTACTAGAGTGAGGAGGTTATGTCACTCGTAAGTAAAGAAAAACAAAACGCACTTAAAAAGAAGAAGAAGCTAACTGAGCTTAATGACGAAGATGCAAATGACGAGGAGGTAATTACAAATGAGTAATATTTGCGAGTTACTCAAGACTGAATATGAGCAGAACATGCAGAGGTATAATATTCCAGACAAATGGAAAGCAGTGGCATATAACGTGTTAGTAAAGCTAGGGTATTATGATGAAGAAGGAAATAAAATAAAAGACGATGCCGAGTTTATAAACAGAGTTTTCAAAGTTGCTGAAAAATTGGATTCACTACATGTCAGTAAGATAAACAAAATGATGAAGATATGCGGGGAGACAGTTGGAGAAAGTAATTAGAGAGAGCGAAGTTAAGAAACTCAAGAAGAGTGAAGATATCAGGAATAATGATGAATTACTTAAGTATATTAAGTCTCTAGAAGATGAGAATGAGAAACTAAAGAAGCAAATCGATGAACTACAGCAAAAACTGAAAGAGCTGGAACTAAATATTAATCAATTAATTTATAGTTTTTGTGACGCACTCAATAAGTTAAAAAAACCAGCATTTTACCTGGAAAAGCCAGTAAATACTAAATTATACCAGATAGTCACGATAAACTATACAGATTATTATGTTGTATCCTTACAATTATGTGAGGAGCTGAAATGGGTCAAACAATAATCATAGTTGCTTCACAAGCACAATTAGTCTATTTTTATATTTTCTCATTTTTGGTTATTGCATTTCTTGGCGTAATTATTTGGCTGTATTTCCGCGGATTCTTCAGAAAAATAGGCATCTTATCTTTACTGATGTTCTCATCCTACATAATTATGTACGAAAGCGGGTTTGCGTTCACTACACCTACCGATTATAACGTGACGTTAACGAACCCGTACAATACTACTACCGTTGTAGACCAACCATTAGACTTCTATTATACTGTATTCTACCTATCTTTCGCTATAGCTATAGTATCTACTTTACTCCTAGTTTATGAAATAATACAATACATTGCAAGGAGGTTCTTCTAAATGGATAAGCTAGATATAATAAAGCAGGTTTCCTTTTACCTCGACTCCCTTAATTATGGAATTTCATCAAAACTTTTTTCTGAAGACCTTATATTAACAGAATTGAAGAAAGCTACAGTAAGCTATTTCTCACATAGTATTCTGAGTATTGTTGGAAGTATAGATTTGTCAAACGCAAAAATGCCCTCTCATGTTATATCAGCAATAATTAACTTTATCAGAAGTAGAGCATACGATCTTGCAAAACTAGACCAAAGAATAATAGATAATAATTATCAAACTCTCTTCATCTACACAACAATAAGGAGCATAATAATGATAATGGCTGAAAGGCTAGGCATAACAGATGAAATAAACTCATTGTTTAACAGTTTAGAAGAAGGAGAGAACATTAGAAATAAAATAGGCTGACAAAATGAAAGGCAAACCTCGCCCCTTCTAGGGGCGGGGTAAAAAATTTTAAGCGAAACATCTATTTCTCTTTAAGATGTCCTCCTCTGGTCAACTCTCAAGATATGAGGAGCGGGAGCCGATTTCTCCCGCAATACCAGAGGAAGGCGTCTACGAAGTCGAGTATAAGAATAAGAGGACAAATGTTGTTAGACTTCTCCCAAACGGTTTTCAGGAAAGGAAGTTAAGGAAGTTTGCAGACACGTCTGCCAGGTTGTTCAACGAGGTCAACTACGAGAGAAGACAGCAGTTCTTCCAACAACATCAAGTTGACTTCAAATCGACATGGGGCAAATACTACGAGAAGTACAAGGGTATACTAGGTGTTAATGCACAAGCAGTTCTTCAGAAGAACAACGAGGCATGGTCGTCATTCTTTTCACTCCTCAATCTGAAGAAAAAAGGAAAATTGCCACCGCATATGAACCACGTTTCACCACCTCGTTATTGGAAGAAGGAGAAGAAGAGGAAGTTACTCCTAGTTATCAGACAAGATAGATATGTTGTAGATGAGAAGAACCACAAGCTCATCCTCAAGGACTTCAACCTCGAAATAGAATTTGTTGGTGGGTTGAGGTGGTATGGCAAACAAGGTAGGTTGGAGATATATTATGACGACGTTGAGAACGCGTGGTACGCTTCAATACCAGTTGAAGTAGGCGTAGAAGAAACAAAGACTGGAAAGAAGAGTAAGTACATTGTGAGAGGAGAGAGAAAGTCAATCCAGGTTGAAGCCCCGAAGGGAAACAAGGTCGCATCCATCGACTTGGGCATAAACATCCTAGCAAGCGTTGTAGTGGACGACGGTACTTGGTTACTCTATAAAGGTGTTAGAGCTAAGGAAGACTACTTCTATCTTCAAAAGAAGATAGCCGAGGTTCAGTCTCTCGCAGACAAGGCAAGAAATCTAGGAGAGTATGAAGCTCAGGAAGAACTAAACAGAGAGAAGAGGAGACTCTTTAAGAAACTAACCAAGCGTCTACTTCACCTGTACAGAACCTTGGCATCTCATATGGTTAAAACACTTCACGATCAAGGAGTTTCGACCATTTATCTAGGCTACCCCTTCAATATCGCACAGGACAGGGGAAATAAATTCACCGTGAATTTGTGGTCTTACCATAAGTTGATGAACGCCATTAAGTTGAAGGCTCAAGAATACGGTATGAAAGTGTACGAAGTTGTTGAGTACAACACATCAAAGTACTGTGCATACCATAACGTTGAAGTCAGTAGGAGACCGAGAGGAGTAGTCACTTGTCCTTTAGGGCACAAACTCCATTCAGATCTTAACGGTGCATTGAATATCTTGAAGAAAGCTGTTGGCATCACAATTTCAACAGTGAAGAAACCGTTATCTTTCCTAGTACTTCATAACGGAGTAGCACCCGTAAAGGGGTGTAACACCTAAGACCTCGGTGAACCCTCGTCCTTCCAGGGCGGGGAGGAGGTCAGGGCGAGCCAACGTTCACTATAAAAGCGAGGCTAGTAGGTGGAAAGTTAGAAGTCGTTAGCGTGAGTTAGCTCCGACAAAACGAACGACAAGTCTAGTCCTTCAGAGCGGTGAAGAAGTCATCTCTGTGAACTACCCCGCCCTAACGGACGGGGCATCCCCATCTCGCGATGAGGATTTCCTGCTTCTCAGAGCGACCTCGATCCCCCTTCACCCACAGCGGAGGTTCCATCGAACGGAACCGTTCTGTAATGCCCCGTGTGGAAGAGGGGTTACGGAGGGTCACTCTCCACAGGCGTAAGTTCCCCCAGTCCCGAGGGTACGACCTCAGCTCTTACAGCCAGAGGTCTGTGTACATCTATTTTTTGATAACTATAAAAGGTTTCTGTAAGGGGGCTATCCATCCCCCATCTTACGGAGGGGGACTTCCGCCCCCTTAACCCCCAAAAGTTAAAAACACATAAGTACACTATTAAATGATGCTATACATCGTTAGCAATTCAAAACTAAAGTCAGGTATCGGGCGTTATGCAAGCAGATTGCATTCTTACTTCCCAAATAGTAAATTGGTTCTTTTTAGAATGAAACCGTGGGAGGAGCCTGACGGTTTCGATGAAGTTGTGCAATATAAATATTTTAACAAACTAGGAATAATTTACGATCTAATTACAAAGAGTGGTAAGTTCAGTAAATTTGCGTCTAAAAAACTGCTTCACTTAGTTTCGCCAGATTTCTTCCATGTTGCAAACGGTAGTATAGGAACAGTTCACGATCTGTTCCCACTATCTGAAAACACAGCTGTGAGTTCATATTACCCGTTCTATTACAGGCTTTATTTCAAGTACGAAATAACACAAATCAAAAACCTGGAAGTTGTTATCGTCCCTAGCTTCTATACAGCAAGACAGCTGAAGAGATACGCAGACGAGAACGGCATCGAATTACCTAAGGTTATAGTAATCCACCATAGCGTTCCGAGGAGTTTTGTAAACGAAAGAGACGGAAACGTTATGAGGATCCGTGAAGAACTAGGTTTGCCTAAAGATAAGAAGATTGTAATTAACGTTGCACATGATGAACCAAGAAAGGGACTGAGTATAATAGATAGGATACGTGAAGAATTACATAAGCTCGGCTTTATAATTATAACAGTTAATAACAAACGTGGTGATAAGTACTTCCTCGGCATAGATGATGAACTCCTCATTAAATTATATATTGCTAGCGATGTATATTTCGCTCCTTCTATCGATGAAGGATTCAACATACCTATTATTGAAGCATTAGCAAATTCGTTACCAGTTGTTGCAAGAGATATACCCGCACATAGAGAGATATATTCATTCAACAATGGCGGAATTTTATTAGTAAGAGAGGAAGACTTCGTCCCAGCTATAATAAAAGCAAGCTATATGAAGGCTAAACTTAATGAGTACTTTCTAGAAGATAGAGAAAGAGAAGAATACAAAAAAATTTATTCTAGGTTTCTGACTCCCTTCTCGCCCTAAAGTGCGAGGTTGTCTTTAGTTTTATCACATCTGCAACATAGCCTGTTTCTTCTTTCTCTTAGTTGTTGTTGGTTGTTGTGGTTGTTCGAATGCGAAATAAACGTATGGTAACTCTATTTGTTCGTTCTCTAATTTTTCCTTATAGCTCTGTAGTTTATTATAGAGATCTGGTGAGATTTTAACCCACTTGTGTGACTTCTTGAGTGGCTCTAACTGTTTCTGTATTTCTGTAACTTCGTTTATGAGCTTCTTATAGGCTTCCTTAACCTTCTCATCTTTAGCATTTTTAGCTTGGAAGGAGAAGTAAGCCTTTAACCCTGCTAACGCCCTAGTAAGTTGTGTTAAGTCTATTAGCAAGTTGTTTTGATCAGCCTGTTTTAATACGTCTCGTAGTAACGATACTATCCTTTTATTCCACGCCTTAACCTTTTCTGATGCCTTGAGAGTAGCCATATTTTCTCCCCTTTCTCTCTTACTAAGAGATTAAATAGATTATGCTTTTAGCTTACCTCCCCCCAGCTGTCATGTTTTTAAGTCAAGCACATCTAGTGAACTACCCCGCCCTAACGGACGGGGCATCCCCATCTCGCGATGAGGATTTCCTGCTTCTCAGAGCGACCTCGATCCCCCTTCACCCACAGCGGAGGTTCCATCGAACGGAACCGTTCTGTAATGCCCCGTGTGGAAGAGGGGTTACGGAGGGTCACTCTCCACAGGCGTAAGTTCCCCCAGTCCCGAGGGTACGACCTCAGCTCTTACAGCCAGAGGTCTGTGTACATCTATTTTTATAACTATAAAAAGGTTTCTGTAAGGGGGCTATCCATCCCCCATCTTACGGAGGGGGACTTCCGCCCCCTTAACCCCCAAAAGTTAACGTCAGCTCTGTTCTACTGTTTGTAGAAATATGGACAAACCCGAAGTCTTTCATTATTACGAATTTTGTGTCCCTACCACATACACATGCAGTAGCATTAAGTTCGTAAATTCCAGGAATAAGTGGTAAATCCACACTTATATGCCCTGGTATAACAAAAGAATACCCAGTGTTTATTATCGGCGGAGACGAGTAATTGTATTTCAGAATTATTATGTAATCATAAATAATGTATATTCCGTACCCGTGGGAATAGAATAAATTTGTAGTGTTAAGTGATTGCCAAAAGAAATCGTTCACAGTATCAACTGCGACATAGCATATGCTAGTATTGAACTTTCCTAAACAGAACATTACCATGTAATTATTATGCTCAAATGAATAGTTACTATACACCAGTTCTGTATCCCCTATAACTAGAGGATAATTGTCAGGTAGATAAGTCCTCGGATAGAATTCTGGCATATTATTTTGCACTAATATTGTTGCGTTTCTTGGGATGATATTCACGACGTAGCATAGTTCTCTAACGTTATTAGGTGTGAAGAACACTGCAGGGTAGTTAGCATATGGGTAAAATGGCGAAACGTATGAGAACATGAAGAATGAGAAGAATGTTAATAATATTATTGAAATACTAATTATTTCCTTTATCCTAAATTTAGATATAGCGTCTATGAACGCTATAAATACAGCATAAGTATACAATGAAGAATATTGGAATATGAAAAGCTTAGGAAAAACGAACCCAGCGGAGCACGTTATGAAAATAAGCACAGTATATGGAACCAAGTTTATTATAAAGTAACTTAATAACGGAACCATGCTGAACGGAAGTAATAATATCGGTATTGTTAGGATTTTATCTATGAGAGGTATTCTGTAACTAGGCGTTGCGTCTAATTTGGCTTCTTTCTCTATTCCAGGGATTATTGTAGGACAGACGTTTGACATGATATAACTTGCTACCAGGATTATTACAGATACTGCAAGCACGTATTTGTTAATTTTCACATTCTTTCTGAATACTAACTCTACTGCAGAGTAGAAGACTATCAGTATAACGAAAGGAAATCTAACTAGGGATGCAAGAATTGAGAAGATTATGCTTAGTATCTTGTTATTCTTAAGTGTGAAGTAATACATAGAGAAGAAAAATAATGTAAACAGAGATTGAAAGTGGTAAGGGAAGAAATAATTGCCCCACAACGGTGCGTATAGCATAAATAGTGTGACAGTAAGTATCCTTAGTTTTTCATCCTTCAACTTAATTTTTGTTATATAATATAGTGGAATTATTGCAAGACCTACTGATAACGCTTGTAATAGTATCAAACTGTTAACGTTAGTTGGTACAAAGAATAAGATGAATCTATCACCCTGGTAAAGAATAGTAGATATGAAGAACGTAAGACTGCCATGGCAGTTGTGGATATTATATAGTGTCTGTAATGCGTGACCCATATCCCAGACTGGGATATTAAGTGAATAATATTCGAAAAACATTATGACATATACTAACATAGAGTAAGAAATTGAAACGACAAAAATGCGGGTTTGCATGAGAGCTTTATTTGCTATATATATTTATTCTGATGTGTGCAATCAAACATATGAAAATCGGTAGATATAAGGTAGAGTGCGACGATGAGTTCTGTTACATTACCAATCCAGACGGGAAAGTAACTACAATAGACAAGGACAATTTTAGCACATTCGCTAAAAACTTAGCAAGAACTATAGCATTAGAAAAAATACCAGTGAACGAAATAGAGAATTATGATAAGAGAAAATTAGATGAAATGACTAACCGCATCTATTCCCAAATGATGAGATCAGTAATGTATAACACCTGAAAACACAGATGTGTTTTCAAAAGTTTTTTCTCTACTTTTAATATCGTTCTTAACAATACACATATGCCACAACCACCTCCTAACTCTACACCACCTCATGTTTCTACTGCACCACCCCCAACAATACACGTAAGCCCTACATCTGCGGTAACTAGCCTTTTTTCTTTCAATTTTTTGTCAATTATACTTATTGCAGTAGTAGTAGGATTCGCAATGATGTTACTGATTATTAAGCTGAAGTCTCGCCGTAATGTCCAGTTGTTTGATGTTAATGCAAGGAACGCCGACGCTATATTTCTAGTAGTTCAGAAAAAAACCAAAAAGGTAATTCTTGTACCCGCAAGGTATATAGCGACAGGTCTCTTCATAGGTAACACGAGTGATAATGACATTTATATTATAGCAGTAAAGCCTGACATAACTCCATTTTACATTCATGGTATAAACAAACCATTCTATTTTGCTGTTGGCGAGACCACAGTATTCCTGACGATGAATTTGTATACATTGTCAGACCTAGCTACTGCTAGGATTTTCAGTGACAAAAGCTTCTCTGAGTTGGTAGCAGATATCCTTTCAGGGTCTACTCAGTATACTTCAAACTTTGTCGTAGGTCAATACAAGCTTGCTATAACTACAGACCTATCTAGCGTACTAGATGACTACCTCATATCACTACAAACCAGCAGTGCAGAGAATATAATCCACTTACTTACAAGTGCTGGTAACGAAATAACTAATCTGCAGAAGATATCATTAGCAAAGCAGAAGTTACAAACAGTATTAGCAACAAATAGGACTAAGTTAATTCTTGCACTAGCGTTAACTATCCCGATAATCCTAGCATTCGTATACATATTACTACACATAGTAGGGAAGTAAAAATGACTGAAGTTTGCCAAAAAATCTACACTACAAGAAAAATAAAACAAGGTGAGGAAGTAAATACTGTAGATAGTACAATACTTTATGCAATACCAGACCCATGTATTTACAATGAATATATAACTAAAGTTGTGAAAATAATTAAACCATTAACGTATGAGGTTACGGAACTGCACGATAATGTAATAATAAAGTTAAGTAATGGAGATTTTTACATATTTCCAAAAGAAATATACAATGTATTTAAAGAATTAGTAAATAAAAAGAAAGGTAACTCTAACATATTATTATACGGTGCACCAGGCACTGGAAAGACGTCGTTCGCAGAGCTGTTGGCAAAGGTAAAAGGTTGGAAGCTACGTTATGTAGGTACTGAGATTTTATCAAAATATGTAGGAGAAACAGAAAATGAGCTGAGAAATATTTTCATCAAAGCTATTCGTAGTCAACCAATCATACTGTTCTTCGATGATGCGGAGTGGATAATAACAAAAAGGGATCTTACGTCAGAAGATAAGAACCACACGCTTTATACAAATTTAATGAACTTAATGCTGAAATATCTAAACTTGTATAACGTTAAGAATTATGATATAATAGTAATACTTGCAACAAACGTTAAAATAGACACGATAGACCCAGCATTAATTAGCAGAGTAAAGGAGAAGGTTTACTACACATTACCAGACCTAGAAGCAGTGTCTGCATATTTGAAAATAAAGGGAATTAGTAGTATCAGCATAAACGGTATAGAGTATAAGAGTGCAGACGATATAGCACGCTACTTCGTGAATAATGGTATGAGTTTTAGGGATATCTCACTTTTTGTACGTTCTCCAGAGACTTTTACAATAGTTAACAAGGATGTGGCAAGGCGTGTAGTGAGCATGAGAAACCAGGATATTAAGTCCCTACTTGAAATGAAGGATTCGTTAAGCGAAATAGTTACATGCGAGATGCCTATAAAGATCTTAATTACAACGAGATATCCGCTCACAGTAAAAGCCATAATCAGTTCAATCCTAGTTGACGTTTGTAATTATATAATATTCCAGCCTACAATAGATTCATCGATAAAGGAATTCTTATTCAATATTGAAATGTATAGAAAGTCTATAGTATTAGTCGAACAGCCTTTACTCGTTGATAATAGCAAACTGTCTGGTCTGGCAGAGATAATTTCCGATTATCATAAGAACGTCATTATGTTCACGCAACAAAATTCAAATTTCGATAAAATAGCACAATCATATATGTACACGGTAGACGACCAGAAGATAGTATCATCAATTAGGAAATATATGTCATCCTCACTACTTGACGAAAGGATAAAAAGAGCGAAAAACTTCATTAGAGCCGTATTGAATTTTTATGGCATAGATGTAAAAGAAATTATACTAAGAGGCGAAGTATCTAGTAAACAGACATTTGAGGACATTGCTGGGATAGAAGTGAGAATAGCTGACTCATACGACGATACTTCAATTTCAAAATTCCTATACGGTTTCGAAAACTTTCTAAAGAAACCCTCCTTTAAAAACCCAAATAAATATTAGGGTATTTTTTCCAATTAAAATATATGTATAATGTTCTTCTTAAAGTTTCATTACTAAACGATTTAAAAATATACGACCCTATCTTCAATTTATTTCCAAGAGATCAGCGTATAATGGAAGAACTAAAGGTAAGCATAAAAAAAGATGGGTTAAGGGAACCTATAGTTGTAGACGCAGACAATTATATAATAGACGGAATGACGAGATACCTCGTACTAAAAGAGTTAGCTAAGGAGAGCGATGAATATTCTAAAGTCCTCACGCTTCAATATAGAGACTTAAAAATAACCAAGGATCCGCAAACTGCAAAGTTGTTAGCACTTGTTCTAAATGTAATAAGAAGACCGATGAAACTCGAGGAGCTCGTTAATTATATTGAGGAGATATATAAGATCAGAGAATCAACTAATCAAACAGCGAGGATAGATAATGATATAGATAAGAAGATAGAGGAAACACTTCAAAACATTACAAAAAAGAAGATACCTATCGATGACGTTAAATATATGGTGTTATGGGTAAAATCACATTACCCGCATATTTATAATTATACAAAAAAGAAAGGAATAGTATTTAATAAGAAGGAAATAGAGAAATTATTGAGTTTAACTAAGAATTTTGCTAATGATTTCACTGATGAAGATTTAGATTTAATTTTCTCAAATATCCGCAAGGTTATTACAGATTATTATGCTGAACTTAAAGATGCTAAGGATGCTAGGGAATTTATGTCAAAACTTAGCGAATTATTAGAAAGAGAAAAAGCTAGAAAAACGGAGAAATTGAGTGCGAAGATAGAAAAGAAAAGGAGTGATTACCGTAGGGACGACCATAAGGAAAACGATAATAAGAAAGAAGAAATTAGGATAGAGAAAAATAGTAAAGCAGACCAACAGCAACATATTAGCAAGGAAGAACTTTGTAAATATATTGACTTAGCATCTTTTAGAAAATTTATAGATAAAATTGAGGAGAAAGTTAAGAAGAATGAGGAAGTTGAGATAGATAGGGATCTTTTCTATTCTATCAAAACGATACTTGAAAATGAGTTATCTGACGGAACCGCCTTTAAATACTTCAAGGTGGTTTGAATGTCTCCGTTCACTGTATTTGTTTTAGTATTTGCGATGGCTTTTGCAACAATTATTATATTTGACGTGATTTATTTTTTACAATTACAATACGCCCACACCATAACCATTGTAAACGGACAGCAGTACGCTAACGATTACTTCGCAACGCTATCCAGATTCGTAATATATCTCAATGTGTTCGCAATAATAGGTTTTATTCTGTCTATAGTTATATTAATAATGTACTATAAGTCACGTTGAACGACTAATGGCTTCACATTGAATGTAAATTTTGCAAGGATGTAAGATTTTTTATACAATTTTGTTCTGTTTAGGTGTGAATTCATCGGTAATAATGCTAAAAATGCATATGCTAGGTGTTTCATATCGCTTAACATATGTTCGTCTGCAGGTAAACCGTCAAGTGGGCATACTCCACTATTATGCTCTGTAAAGTAGTGTAATTGCAATTCTGATAAGGTTTGTGATTTATACCCGCATACAGGGCATTCGTATTCGTGAGAACCATAGATGTAATGTGTAAGGTTAACGCTTCTTAGTAAATGTATCTTATCCGCTTTACCCCACACTACAATACGTCTAGACGCAGTACTAGTTACATATAGATCTTCATCCCCAATAAGGTTCCTCAGGATATATTCAAGAATATCTCGTTCTATGCCAGCGACGTTAACACTTAGTATTAACCTAGTGTACGTTGAATCCAATTTCATTAACTTAATTATTACATGTAATTTTCTAGAAATAGTGTTTTCTTTCATTGACAAATCTAGCTTAGCGTTTTTCTCTATTTCATTATCAAGCCTTAATATTCTAGGTATGTACGGCTTGTCTATCTCGCTTAGGACTCTTATGAAATCTCTATATTTCGGTATATGTATACTAATAACGTTATTCTTACCGTCAAATTTGACGTTAGGATATACGCCAATCGAAGAAAAGAAGAGGTAAGCTTTCAGTTCATCTATTTCGTCGACATCATGCATTGTAATTACGATCATATGTTTTACTTGAAATGCGTTTTAATAAACAGTAGTATCTGCATTAATTTCTCTGCAATTGTATATTTACCCTCAGTATAGTCATTGAAATGTAGCACGTCAGTTATATTATTCTCGTTTATTCCAGTTAGTTTCGTAACCTCCTCATATATCATGCTGTCCTTTATTCTTATTAGTAAGGCTTTTGTTTCAATTACTGCTAACTCGAATTGCTTGATCGAGTCCCTTACGTTCTTAGTTGTGAACGCTTCTTCAACTCTCTTCATTATTCTGTCAGACTCATTGATCACACTATCTATATTATATGTGCTTATATCCCCCTCAATTCCATCGATTATGCTACTATCTACAGAAGACAAAGAGTTCATTTTTCTTGCAAGATTTATACAAAACGATTTAATTACCTTGGATTGTTGTTGTTTTGTACTAGCAAGCATCAACTCTTTCTTTGTATTGTTAAGTATAGTGTCAACCCCAGGTATTGGTGAGGATAAAATAATCAGCTTATAGAACGATTGAACAGGATGAAGGTCTATTTCATTTGAGAGGCATACGTCAACAATTTTAGAGAAAAGCTCTTCCAATTGCGTGTAATTCTGCATAACTGATTTTTAGATATCTAGAATAAATGCAGTTGATGGGTATAATAGTTATCAATAATAAGGAAAAATTAAGAGAGTTTGTTCCTCCTTTAGACGCTGAAATTCTTACAATCAAGTGTAATTTTGAGAATGAAATAATGAAGAACATCTGTTACTCTCATGTATCAACCAGGATGGTGATGCAAGGATATACGACCTTTAGAATCGCAGAGGGGATATTAGGAGATAGTAGTGAGTTTGAAATTTACCCTAATATCTACCCTTTACCAGTTACGCTATACGGAAAAGGGAACATAATAAAGTGCGAACTAGGTGGAGATAAGGAAATAAGTGAATATATTAATAAATTAAAAACCGATGGCATCCTGATACTACACGGGAAAGGGAACTGCATATGTAATGCTGTGCTGAGCTATTATTTTTCAAGCAGTAACGATATCGTTATTATGACAGACATTGTAGATAATAAGATCATGGGTGTCTTATCAAAAAGTCTTAAAAAAGTAATTATTTTTTATTAGTCTACCGAATTTGCCCGAACGTTCGTGCAATTTTGTACATTAACTAAAGAATATCTGATCCTGTTTTGAATGTGTATATAAAGATCTTAGAGATATAAATATTGTATAATTACGCAAAGTTGTTATGTCCGTTTTACTGAATAGTAATAATTTTGTTTTAAGCCTCTCTTCTCCGTTCTCATCATTCACATATTTCTTATAGTCAAATCCTTCAGAAATATTATAATTCTCATCAATAGTGCATAAATATCTCTCGCCACACATTAATAGAAGCTTCCTTATCGTATTAACAGATAAATCCTTATTTTTCTTTTGAGTTTTAATAGAATAATTTATTGCTTTTTTTGTCAATCTTGTAGTATAATAGAAGAATACAGTATTATGAGTTGTGTTATTATAGAGTAATATGAACATTTTTAGGACGTCTAGGTCGTCAATAAACGCTTTATTAAAACTGAAGTTTTTCCTCTGCTTCCCAAATACTATAAACCCAAAACCGAATTTACTCCTTACAAACGACGTAGCATTCCACGTTATTTTTTTATCTAAAAGGAACGTATGAGCGACATACTTTACATACGGGGAATAGTCTATGTTGTTCTTTTTCCTTAGGAACAACATTTTCTCATCCTCACAGGTCTAATTTACTGAACTCTAATTCCGACATGTTTACTCTGTCTGTTTGCTTTACGGTGTTATGCACTTCAGTACATGGTACAAGGTTAACTGTAATAGATAGTGACCCGCACACCTCTAAGCAGTACTCGTAATTTTTGCCATTATCTACCGCTAAAATTTTGAAAGTACCACATTTTTTAGTGTTTTTATCTTCTGAACCAATAAATATTATATCCTTTATCTCTCCAGTACCTGGTACAAGTCTTAAGTTTGAAGGAAGAAACAGGCTAAGTAACACATATTTTATATAATTTCTCCCCTCTTTAGTTTCAATTTTTTCAAAAATTTTATTTAACACTTCTACTCCGCTCGCATTCATTACCATTTCATTCTTTAGAAATAATTTTTTCAATATCGGAACAATTTTGTCGTTATCGTCACTAACACGTTTTTTGTTGCTTCCAGGCGTGCCTCCAGGCATATGCTTAATAATACATTTTATATAATAAGTAGTTAAGAACCAGGTTTTCTTATTGCTGTTACATATAAATACAGAAATATTGCAAATAACCCAAGTACTATTATTGTAAGTACTATTATAATTTCATTAAGACCTGCTGATGCAATTGAACCATATCCCTGTCTATATTGGGTTGCAAAAGACGACACAACCGAATTATTGAAATTAACATCCTTATCAGCAGAAGCATTAAGGACATAATGACACTGAACAGATTGTAAAAATGGCACGATAAGGAAATAGATGAAGATTATGGTAGAAATAATTATGCCTATAAATATAATAAACCAAAAATATAATGAAAAAGGATTGGAAGAATTACTCATTTTATCTTCACTTTGCTTCGATATGATCTATCCCAAGTACAGTGTGTTTATACAATTGTGATGTAATCTCTAACGGTAGATTTATTCCTATTATACCCATTATCTCGTTTATTGTCATATGAATAGATATTAAAATTGCAATAGTTATTTTTTTCATCTTCTCCATATACATCAAAACATCACTAACGTTCTTCTCTCTAATCGCTTTCCTAATGTTTGCTTGATAATAGGTCATTATTGATGAGTTTAGTGCCATATAATTATTCACAGCCGACGTGAGAAGTCTTTTGAACGCCTCATCTATACTGCTCGGTGTGACGGAATATTTTATATCGTATTGTTTAAATTGATCTGTAATGGTTTTCATAATGTATTTTGCAAGATTTACTACATCTTCCGATGTAGTCCTTATATCTGTATCGTAAATATCTGGAGGCAGATTGTCTTGGTTTGCGTTATTATACAGTTGTTGGGTCTGCACTGGATCGATTGTAATAAGCTTGAATATTTCGTCCGCAGTTTTCTCATCTTTTTCTTCGTCCTTTGCCATGAGATATAGATTAAAATACCACATTATAAATGTACTATGTATGTCAGCACCATATAGCACTACGACGATTATATTTATACTAATCTTAGCGGGACTTATTATAGTACCTTTAGCAATGTTCTTCAGTTTTTCTATATCTACTTCCATTAATACATTAAACAATGTAACAACGCTTATAGCAAAGGACGACAACCAGAGTATTAACGTTGTATCCAACGGAAACATAAGTATATATTACATTAACGGTTCATATAATCCACCTCAATACCTCGCTGGTTCGTTCTACGTTTATATTGCATGTATCTTTAGAAACCCTATAACGCTTGGTGTCCTAATAGGTATATCTATTGTGCTGTCTGCATTATTCTTGAATAAGAAAAACCCCTAATCGCCCGCACTTTTGCAGAACTTTGACAAAATGAACGGCAAGCCTCACCCTTTAGGGCGTGGAGGAGGTCAGGAGGAGGAAGTCAGTGGAATGTGAAATCACAGTGGTGCGGAAAGATGAATTAAGCAAAGCGATATCCTTAAAAACTGTCAAACAAAGCATATCAAGACCTAAAATGGCAAAATACGAGGCAACAAAAGGTGACTATGCAGGCGGAGTATTAGCAATATTAACACAATACTTCAACAATATGTTTGGTTATCCTGAAATAAGCTTAAAGCTAGCTGGAGAAGAAGCGAATATGAGTAAAGAAGGAATGATAAGACAGAAACAGATTGTACATGAAATGGTAGAAACTATAAGGAGAGCCTCAGAGCCAATAAGGCAGGGCAGAGGATTCCATGATGCTTACGTCTATTTCAGTGCAGTACCAGATAACGCACCACCAAACAGTATCGCACTCCCACCACAAGCACAAAATGAAGTTAAAGCTAAATTAACGGCATTAATGCAAAAGCTAGCAATGAGAAACCCACAAGGTGTAGCAATCGAAGAGCAAGAATTAGCATCATGATAAATTTAAGCTATATTTTTTCCTCCAACATCTTTATTTCCTCTATTTCTCTCATTAGCTTATGCAAAAGAAATTAGTTTATGCAGTCATACTATTCTCTTTCCTGCTTCTATTATTATTTTCGTTAAATTCTACTGCAGTAAGCTATCAAATACAAATAACAGTAAATGCCCCTTCATCGTTATCTGGTAGCGATATAATATTATTTGACCCACTTCCATCAAGTGCAAATATACAAAGCCAATATTATGTTATAAACCAGTGCGGGTACTATGTCGATAGTTACCTGTTTTCAACATATCCGCCATACTTAGTATACTATATAGCTGGGTTAAATAACGAGTCATTATTACTAACATATGGAACTGGAGTAACTAGTGAATATGTTACGTGTAACGTGTTTAGTAACCTATTTACATTCTATATATTAAACACCACACTTTGGAACGCAACTAATGTCCAGGCTGATGGTCTGCTTACAATGGGTAATAATTCGCATCTCTATTTCCAGTCGTCTATTAGCCGTTATATTTCCAGCTCTGTCGTGTTTATGTATAACATCCTTCCTTCCTCAGTGTCTGCCAATAATTTTTACGAGGTAGTTAATGTAAAGCCTGGTACTGGAATATTCTTCGATTATTTACAGACTCCACAAAAAGTGAAAATACCTTCTTATTACATATTCTCTGGTAAGTACGAAACTATATTCACAAATTGTATACTAAGCAATAATTTTGATGTAGAACAGAGCGGATTTGTAAAGGTAAATAATGCAGAATTATACACGAAATTAACATGCTTTGTTAAAATAAACGAAGAGGGTAAATGTACTATAGTATGCGGTACAGTAATTCAGGGATCCCCATCGGAAAAGCCGTGCTGTAATATTTCTACCAATCTTATTGCAGTATATTACTGCAAGCCTTCATGTTCCTCATACATAGAGGGTAAAGCAAGTGTAATATTTACGCCCTCATTAATAGAAGGAAATTGTTTTTATGCATACGAGAACGGAAAAATGGTAAACCTTGGGAAGGTGGTATGCAACGTTGTGGTCTCATCTAAACCTAAGATCTTTGTAGTATGCTGTGCGTTCAATACATCATGTGTAAGAATATTCGGCATACCAGTAGGTAGTAAGGTTATTATATCGTATTCAAACGGTACGTCTGAATGCATATATGTCTCTAATAAGGTAAATAATGTTGGGATAGCTGAAGATAATTTGGTAATAGGTTATGGTAGCGGTATTTCGAACATATTAATTTACCCTCCATGTTCCAACATTAAATATGACGCAAAGATAGGGTTCACCGATTTTGTGCATGTATACTATGTTAACATTTGTAACGGCAAAGCGTATTTATGTGTTAACGGCACTGTATTAACTTCACTAGGAAATGTTACTTTTCCAGCCGACGTAGTTATAGGTGTACAAGGAGTAGGAAACACGCAGTATCTTCTAGTTCAAATAGTAACAGATCACGGTGTTACCCAATTCATTTCTGCATCACCTTATACAATTTACAACGTAGTTCCGTACGTTCATTATGTAACGTATAGTAACACTCCTCTAGTTATTAGTAAGATAGGTGTCACTCTAGCAACTGGCTTATATGATGAAATAAGTGGAATAATAAAGACCTCTGTCACTTCTCCGTTCCAAGCATGTTCCGCAATAATAAACGGAATAACAAGTCCTGGGTTAGTAGTTTGTTACTCTCACGGCAAACTTACGTGTTACCATGTTTCTAACTCCTCTTCTTCACTTATATTGAAGGGTATGGACGGTGACTCAGTAACTTTAGTTTACCAAAACGTCCAGGAGCAATTCATCGTGTCTTCGTGCTTCTACCCGTTGAATATACCTTCTAATACGCCGTTTGTACTGGCAATATCGCCTACAAGTAGGTCAGTAACAATAGATGCTAACGGTATACAAACCTCTCAGCCTTATGTTAACAAACTAGTTAACCTCAATTCAACTAAGGTTAATAGTAGTACATCACTTACGCCACCACCAATTAAGAACCCGTTCAGTATAAGTATCAATTCAAACCAGCTTATGGATATAATAATTTACTATATAGGTGGTGGTATTGCGATATATCTTATCAACAGGAACTATAACATAACTGGAGTCCTATGGTACGGGTTAATGATATGGAGCCTACTTAGTATAGCACTTTCGTTAATGTTCGGGTTTTATGCATTGCTACCTGGTGCAGTGTTCGGTTTCGCTTTAGCATATGTCGCGAAATACCTCAACCGCTAACGAGGTTTACTACATATCTATTTTTAAACGAAGAATTTGTTTTCATAATGAAGGCAAATGAATAGGTCAAGCAATCAGGTAAAACCTCCAACACACATGCTATTCATAGTCTATGCGATCCACATAGTATACTATAATTTACTGCTAAGCATGATACTCAAAGCGAGGTCGATGTTTGCCAACAAGTACCATAACTACCTAGCAACGATAAGAGCGAGACTTATATATTCCACTAATGGTGGAGATAATGGCGACGTAAAGAGCCATATCGAGACTGTAAAAACAGTTGCTGTAGTTGTTGGTGCTTTAGTAATAATCTTCGTCATGGTATTCTTCGTTTCTGGATTCCTTGGAATACAATTGCTGAGCGAAATTAATCCATCCTCATACTCTCCAGGATCAGCACAGTATAACTTAAGCACTGCAGTAGTACACGGAATAACGGGGTCGATAAACAATTTGCCAACAGTTGAGGACGTACTATTCACAGTAGTAATAATAGCTGTAATATTCCTATTAGTAGGAATAATATTCCAGAAGTTCAACGTAAAATTCTAAAGGTAAATTTTTTGTATTTTCTTTCCACTCCATCTCTCCTTATATACTTCTATATAAATTTTCTAAACCATGGAAGCAGTACTCTCATCGATACGTGAAATAAACATCAGTTTAAACCAATTTTATGTCATACTCAAATGCTTCTCAAAACGTGGTGAATACTCAATAAGGAAAATTAGGAAAAAGATAAAGAATCTGTTAAAGGACATTATACCTCATGACGATTTTAACAGAGCTTATAGAGTAGAGTTCATACAGCAGAATAGGAAGGAGTTGGCATTGAAGTTCCTGCTTAAATTTAAGGGTGAAGTGCCGATACTCAAGATCCATACGTTTTGTTATACAATTGTAATATCTGTAGTAAACATAAGGATAAGTGGTAAGGGTGGCGAGAAATCTGTTTATATGCAAGTAAAACTCGACTATATTTATGGAAGTTAAAATCGGAGATTTTGTAATTCAGGACAGGGATCCAGATAAGGGATTTCTTTATGTAGATTATGAAAATGCGATGGGAGGAAAACTGTTAAGATATTTGGATTATCTTTATACTTCCCTAAGAAGCGGTGAGTTGAGCATTTTAATCACTCCTGGATTTGTGGCAAAGAACGGCGAAATAGTTCCTTCTCTTACGCCGTTTGTAAGGATGTGTTTTCAGGGGTATAGAAAGAGGATACAAGTACAGAGGTTAGTTGTTGTAGTAGGCGGTCAGGGAGTTGGAAAGTCTGTACTGGCAATTAAGGCTGGTGCTAATATCTATGCACTCAACGATATGAACGAAAACCTTCCTGTAGAGGAAAGGTTCATTAATTACATTATAACTCTGTATCATATCGGCATTGACCCAATAGAGTTGAATAATTTTATAGAATTCCTTAAGGAGCATGGGCTAAGGTCTCCTTATTATATAATAGACGACGCTCAGTTATTGTTCTCCACTAACGTATACTTTACAAATAGGGATTTGTACGTCCATACATCTAACCTATTAACATTGATAAGGAGCAATATAATGACGTTGGTTATGACTCTTCCTACAGACATTGCCGTGTTGAACTCAACAATTAAGAGAATGGAAGGAATAATACTAACGAAAGTTAATGATATAGATAGGTTCACTGGGATAGCACTAGGTGTTAGCAGTTATGATTACAGCAGATACAGGATGTATACAAAAACTAGCAGAAACCGTTTCGTTAGTTATTATGTTGAGTATAACGAACTTGACGCAAACGGTAACGTTATACCTTATAAGTCAAGGGAAGGAATATTTTCCAAGTATTTACCAGATAATATTTACAATATTTATAATACTATTAGGGAAAACTACATTACACTTATACAGTCCTTATCGAGGAAGAGAATAAATGTGGGTAAAAGTAGAGAAGGAGGAGATGGAGAAAGCCTTATCGATGATAAAGAGTAAGTACAGAATTGACGACACTGTTGCAGAACTTATAGCAGACGTTTTCTTCATACTAAAAGGTAAGGAAGTTACAGAAGAAGGGAAAAAACTCGTTGAAAAGATAAATGAATTCTTCAGGGAGAATGAAGAAATACTACGTGTTATATTAGAGAGCGAACTACCAGACGATTACCTGATTAGAATATCCGCATTAATAATACTCAGTTTGAAAGGAGGAAAGAAGGGAGATGCGTATGGAATGATACAGGAAGTAATAAACAAATACCACGAACAAAAGAAGACCGCTTATGTTCTGTATAAGTATTCTGGAGTTTTTATCAGCCCACAAAAACTTGAGAAGATACCTAACGTTAAAGACATAGTGAGAGGATTGAAAATAATAGAAGGAAGCATAGGTAGTAACACAAAAATAAACGGAATTTACCCAGGTTTTGAGGGATTAGATTTCACACAAAACTTTTACGAAGCAAATAGAAATGAGAAGGCACTTGCACTTATAGACGATGATATATTAATATATAAGCTACTCAACGGGTTCAAAAAATATCCAGGATATTCTAAAGGTTTCCCATCCGTATATGTGCTTATAGATTCTTCACAGAGCATGTCTGCACTTAATAGATTAAGTACTGCAAAGGCAATAGCTCTTGCAGTAGTTAAGAATTCTTTGATAAATAAATATAAAGTAAGAGTAGGTTTCTTTAACGAGGCATTAAGGGAAATAATTGAACTTAAAACTCAGGAATCTTTAGAAAGATTTCTAAAAATAGAAGCAGAAGGTGTCACTGATATAGAATACTCATTGTCACAATTTATTGAAATAGCCGAACCTGCAAGTTCAGTCCTTCTAATAACCGACGCATTAGACGAAATAAGCGGAAACATTATTACAAAACTCAAGGCAAAAAGGATAATACTCAACGTAATACAGCTCTTCGGGATTTACAACGAAAGGTTAGTTACAATAACTAAAAGCACTGGCGGTCTTTATATCGTCGTCAACGATTTAAAAGAGTTGAAAGAAAAAATAATAATATGAGCAACACCTTTGTAAGGACAAAAAAGCTTGTAATTTGTCCTATATGCGAGCAAACAAAATACGAGCAAAGAATAATATTCAAAAATGAGCAAAGAATTGATGTTGCAGTATATTTCCAAAAAGTGCCAAAATATGTTAGAGTATACTTACCAATAGTAGGACTAATAACTAATGTTTACCTATCAGACGCGTTATTTATTACTATATCCCCCTATAAAGAAATAACTTCAAAAACAAGAGTACTGGTAAACCCTTCTTTTCCGCTAACTACCGTGCTTAACGAAGGAAATAATATATTACGTTTAGTGTTCGGAACTAAAGAAACCACATTGCCTGGAGTATACATAGTTAAAAAAGAGCTACCTACGAGCATAATTCTAGAAAAAGTGTTCTAACCTTTTGCTCTAGAAGGGGCAAAGGTTTGTCGTCCGTTATCACAGCTGTGATTGCAAAAAGATGGGTTAGTAACGCAGTTCAAAGCGGAGGAAGTCAGCACACTTTTAGCACTTTTAGATTTTTTAGCCAGACTGCAGATCTTAAGATTATGAACAGGAAGAAAGTACTTGTTGGTATCCTATTCCTGTTATTCCTGATTGAATTAACACCAACAATCATCACTAATTCACAAACACCACCTTCAGCTTCAGCATACGTATCACCAATAAGCGTCACGTCGAACCCGTTCATCTTGAATACGACGTTACCAGCGATAAACCAGCTAGGCTCAAACATACGTTTCTTCCAGTACCCTAACTTGACGGGACAGCTGTACGCATATGAACAACAACTACCGCAAACGACACCAACTGTTGATAGTGTTGAGTCTACAGCCTGGAAAGTGTTTCCTTACTGGCAAAACGGCGAACTGGTGATAAACACTCTTCCTCATTCTGTATCCGTAACAGTGTCAAACTCGCAATCAATCGCTACTCCAGCACCTTTCGACCAGTTTCTGAACATAACAGAGTCACAAATAGCTTCAGCTTTAGGTTCAACTACTGCATCTCAGTTATGGCAACAAGCAATGTCAGACCATTTTCTCAATTTATTATTTAAGCAAAACGGACAAACACTTTATGCTTGGGTACAAAATTACACTGCGTCGTGGGTAGCAGTGTGGGTAAAACTACCTAACTGTATACCTGCGTCATCTTCAGCTACAATAAACATCTGTTTCACTAACTCCATTCAATACCCTTACACTGGGATCTATTCAGCTGTCTATCCAGGTTACGATAACGGTGCAGATGTGTTCACTCAGTACGGCTACTTTGGGAACCAGATACCTAGTGGATGGACAACTGGCGTATATAAAGGATCTTTCAGCCCGACAGCTACAGCAGACGGGTTGGAGATGGTAAATGATAAAGGTTGCGAGGGGACTTACGTTTATGCATCGTTACCGAATACTAACAGTTATACAGTAATTGTTTCATGGTGGTATAAGGGCTGTGGTTGTGCATTAACGCAAGAATTATACGGGAACGTGACAAAGTTGTCACAAGTAGACAGTATAGGATCCACCGCTGGTTGTTACACACCATACGCATCTGGAGGTACCGTAGCACAGAACGAATTTTATAAGTCGACTGCATACATTAAAAACGCGTCAAAATCTGTATCAACTTGCTTTGATGGGAATGGTGCACATTATGTGACAACATATTTCGCGATCCAGGGTAATACTGAATATTATGGGTACAGTAATCATAGTTCGCCCTTCCAAATAACATTACCATCCAGCTTTGTGCCTTTCCATTTGATAACGGATAGGACAGAACCAACAGTGTTCATAGGTGCTGGAACTGGAAAAATAGAGACCGTAGACATTAATGGGGTAATTCATAGATTTTGTGTGTCTTCTTATATATATCTAGACTTAGTAATCGTGATACCGACACCACCTAATAACGTAATGCCGTCTATAACAAGTGTATCAATTGCAGGCGTCGGCGGTCAGTATATAGCCTGGAGATATTCCCCAATATCAAATGCCATCAACGTCACCGTCCACGTAACGTCGTTCCCAATACATCATTATAATTCTGGTATTGAGATCTTCTCACCTAACGTAGGAGACCAATCAAGCGATAATAATCCTGGGTTTTACGTGTTATTAGTGGACTTCTATGGCAACTCGATATACTTCCACCCCCCAACATCTGGTTGGGAACTACTTTACACTTCTCTACCTCAACCTAACCCTAATTATCCGTTCACAATGAGTGTTATTCTTACTGAGAATTCAGCGGGTAACGTTACAGTACAGAGCGTATACATTAACGGCACAGCATACTCTATAAATGTCAATACTCAGTTCCCATGGTCACAAGTTGCTTATATAGGGGTAAGAGCAGATGCTGGTAACTTATTCTACATTTCCTACTTCGGCGTCTCTCCAGCACCTTATAGTTGTAGTATTGAACAATTTGTAAACAGCGTGGAGTCTACAGCCTGGAAAGTGCTACCTTACTGGGAAAATGGTCAACTTGTTGTGAACAGTACGGGAGCAAGTAATGCTGGTCAGTACATAGCATGGAGATATTCACCAGTAAGTAACGTCATCAACGTCACCATCCATGTAACAAGTTATCCTAGTGGTATACAAAGTTTCCCAGGTATCGTAGTTTATTCCTCTAACATCGGAGACCAAACTAGTGATAATAATGTGAACAATTTCCAGGGTCTCCTAGTGACGTTTAGTGGTAATATTTACTATCATTCTACGACGTCAGGGTATACACTCCTGAAGAGTTCGGCGTTTCCCACACCTTCTACATCCTACCCGTTCATCTTCACCGTCATCTTGACTGAGAACAGTGCTGGTAACATTACTGTGTCTACTGTATACATTAACTCAACGGCTTACACAGTAAATGTAAACACTCCTTACCCATGGAGTCAGATAGGCTATGTAGGGATAAGAGCGGATTCTGGTAACTTATTCTACGTTTCTTATTTCAGCGTCACACAGCTGTTAGACGCATACTCTCTTGTTACTAACCCTACCACGCCTTACACTGGCACAGTTTACGTAGCAGTCTTCCCCTACCCCATCAGCTACGACGTTTACGTATCACCAGCACCGATTGTAAGCTCTCAGTCTCCCCTCCACATGTTCTCACCTTCATTTACTTTAACCACTACGCTCTACCCAGTGGTTTCAACTAGCACGAGTAGCGGTACCGTTAATGTCATCCCTTCGATAGGTGCGTGGACTTCCACGAATACATCGTTATTCCTAACTACGCTAGCTGTAGGGAACCAGATTTATGCGAATATACCTATGGTTGAAAGTATAAGTTGGAAAATCTACCCATATTGGCAGGATGGTCAACTTGTTGTGAACAGTACGGGAGCAAGTAATGCTGGTCAGTACATAGCATGGAGATATTCACCAGTAAGTAACGTCATCAACGTCACCATCCATGTAACAAGTTATCCTAGTGGTATACAAAGTTTCCCAGGTATCGTAGTTTATTCCTCTAACATCGGAGACCAAACTAGTGATAATAATGTGAACAATTTCCAGGGTCTCCTAGTGACGTTTAGTGGTAATATTTACTATCATTCTACGACGTCAGGGTATACACTCCTGAAGAGTTCGGCGTTTCCCACACCTTCTACATCCTACCCGTTCATCTTCACCGTCATCTTGACTGAGAACAGTGCTGGTAACATTACTGTGTCTACTGTATACATTAACTCAACGGCTTACACAGTAAATGTAAACACTCCTTACCCATGGAGTCAGATAGGCTACATAGGGATAAGAGGCGATACTAGTGACTTATTCTACGTTTCCTACTTCGGCGTCAACTCAATTCCTTTAGTCACACAAAGAGGTGCAACTAATGTAAATACATTCTACTCTCCGTATTCTCTCAATTATATAATTAATGAGACTGTAGTATGCGTATGTAAAACTAAATTATCTTCTGGATTTAATAGCATAGTTATATCTGGCTCTGGTTTTGTTGCAAGCAGTTTTGCATATGTTAATACTACTTCAAAGTCTGCAGTGTTAGTAATATTGAACTGTCCTTACGTGATATTTGATGCGACTTCTAATGGGTTTGAGATAGATGCACCTAGACATTCGGAGATAGTCACAGACACGGGTATGCCACAAAGCGGGTCTTTTGTATATGAAGACCCTACTATAATACTTTGTTCTGCAAGTACGTTTGTCTTGCCTTCTTATATTACTACTGCACCACCTCCTCCATCATCAACACCTTCTACTACATCACCTTCTACTACTGCACAATCTACTCCATCATCCTCATGTGTAGTCATAGAGCCTAACAGTATGAGAATAGAATATAACGGAAGTCTAAGTTTGACTATGGACATACCTACGTACCCAGAAATTGTAAAATATAATAATGTAATATACGCTTTGCCTTTCACTAATTCATCTGGTGCGTACTTCTATCTATACGATTACAATACGTCTGCCAAATTCAATGTTACTTTCAAAATTACATGTAATGGGAAGACTATAGTAGATGAGACAGTCCCAGTGAATAGCATAGTTAAGATACCTGTAGTTAATTCTACGTCAATAGTATGCATCTCTGCGTTAAACGAGACTATCAGGTTTACCCTATGTCCTATTCAATTACATAGCTTCTATTGTAATGTCAAAAAAGCAGTACATAGTGCTTTGAGTGGTACTCCTCTTGCACCTTTCGGCTGTATCCTAGTATTCCTCTTCTTCGGCTCTTTCGCATTATCTGCATTATTAAGAAACGATCTAAGGCTAATGGGAATGGGAGGTATAACATATGCAGTATTTATTGCCCCTGGATTATTGCAGTTGGGATTCCCATCGCCTATAATAGTACCGACTGAGATAGTGTCGTTTGTTATAGGAGTTTATGCGTTATGGATCTCAAACAAGTGACCATTTTTTCCTTCTGTTGAAATCACATCTGTGTTTTCACATAAAGCAAAATCGTTAAATTTGCGTGCTTAAGATTCCAGGCATGAAACTTGCGGTTAAGCTTGAGGACTATATATTGGAGCTACTTGACGCATACGCGGAAGAAAACGGTATGACACGTAGCCAAGCACTTAGGGTTGCGTTAAAAGAAGAAATACCTCTTATTAACGAAGATGGTGGAGGAAAGAAGAATAAGATTGCGATATTCTATGTTACGAAAGATCTTCTTGATCATATTGATAAAATTGCGGAGGAAAATGGAGTTACACGTTCAGAGGTAGTAAGAAATGCAATATTGAAACTAGTTAATGAATATAAAAACAGAATAATACATAGAGGACGAGTAGGGAAGTTAACGCTCTGACGACTTCCTCTCCGTTCTTACATAGAGTACTTTTTCATGAATTTTCAATACTCCAGTTCTATCAAATTCTGCTAATGCATCTAAATATTCCTTGTAAGCTTTGATAATATAATCTACCCTGCTGTGCATTCTCTCTAGGATCTTTTTCTGCTCGTCAGTTAATTTATGCGTCACCATTTTGAATTCCCTATTAAATGTTATACCTAATTTTTTAAATATAAGGGGTTATCCATCCTCTGACGAAGCTTTCCGTCACCTTAACTCCCTTTCTTTGTATCTCTGTTTTTAATTATCTCTTTTATTATTCATTTTGATGAACTCATTGAGTGTACTAAAGGACGTAATTTTGTCTTTGTCGAATAAGTTTGTAGATAGGGAGGAAGAAGTTCTTGCACTTACATCTTCTCTTGTACTAGGGAAGCTAGGTGCGAATATGTTACTAATAGGATACCCTGGTACAGCAAAGAGCTCTTTAGTAAAGGAGTTCTGCAGGACTCTAAACCTTAGCTATGGGGAACTCGTTCTTACTCCTACCATGCTTCCGTCTTCTTCACTTTACTATATAGACCAGATAAAGCTGATTAAGGAGAACAAAGTAGAAGTAAATCCTTCATCGTTAAGTTACGCTGATATAGCGTTTTTAGATGAGATAGGTAGGGCTAATGATATAATGCTACACTCAATTCTCTCATATCTTCTTGATAGAGAATTTTTCATAGACCAAATAACAGCTAAAATGAAGACGAGGACACTAACTGTTGTCGGGGCTACAAATTTTGTTAACTTAGATAGTAAGTTTGATGCAGTTTATGATAGGTTCACGTATTCTATCGTTACTTTTCCGCCGAGCTCGGATGAATTCGAAGCTGTGTATGAGAAGGGTATTGAGATATTAAATAGAAAACTTGATGACGATGGGGACGGTAACGTTGAAGTTATTCCGATTACTGTCAATAGTAAGAAGCCTAAATTGGATAGAGAAGAAATAATAGAGCTTGCGAGAGTCGCGTTATCTGAAGTTAGCCAAAGTGACATTTTGATAGCTAAGAAAATCTATTCTGCGTTCAATATGGATAAAATAGGGGAAAATAGGTTAGTCAAAATTACGATTGATGAACTATCTAAACCTCTTGCGGATATATTTAAAAAATATGTTGCGGATAGAGAAGTACTGTTCCCTGTAAAGTCGTCAATGAGAAAGTTGCAATTGTTACCTCCTACCCTTGCGTTATTGCGTATGCTCGGTTATTATGACCCAGTAAACATAGCTAAGGCTATCTCGTGGTTTTTCATAATTCCAGACGAGCAATATTTCCCGCTCTATATAAAGTCGCGTGAGGAGGGAATAAGCATACTGCAAAAGAAGATCCTTAACATAATCCATGATCTATTGCCTAAAGTATCCCAACCTACATTTAATGATAAGATGCTGAACGAGGCAGAAATGATAATCAGATTTTTATCTAACGCACTTATAAGCATTAAGAAAATCCCCAATCATGTGAAGGATGTTATAACTGTAGAAAGTAATGATATAATAATCCACGTTGACACCTTACTTAACATATTAAGCACAGAAGGAAAACTGAGCGATTTCCAGTTATTCAACTTCGGTCTTTATGGCGTTAATAAACCCGTATTCAAGCTGATTAGGAAAATTGTATCGCTTTATGATAAAGATATGATAAACACGTTGGATATGCAGAAAAAGCTGGAAATACAGAAGAAACTACAGTCTGCAATACCGCTCATAGCAACAATCATCAGTGACGTCTATGACATATATGTGGCATATAATAACGGTATTGAAGACAATATGAGCAAATCACTCTTCAAAAGAATGCTTAATAACGCTGGCTTAGTTACATCTGCAGACATTAATGATTTTAAAAAGAGAATGTTAGAAGATATAAAGGTCGAACTCCTAACGAAAATCTCAGCATAAGCAGAACGCTTTTATTCTAGCATTGTTTTCTATTGTTATGGAAAACCTATTCCAAAGGGCTGTGAACAATTTTTCAATCATAGTCAATTCCTTGCCTGACGATTATAAAACAATTACGATATCTTTCATACAACAACAAGTACCAGAGGTAAACCAGACATTTTTAGAGGAATTAACTGGAAGAACAGAGCAGACTGTACCGATATCTAAGTTACCTAAACTCGTTAATGTAACTTTAGATATAGTGAATAAACTCCCAGAATTTATTTCAGAAACTGAAAATACTAACGTTGTCCCAGAAATATTCGCAATTCAGACAGGTCTACAATTCATTTCACAATATATCCTCCCAAAGTTAATCAAAGTAAATAACGCCTCTCAGTCACTCTTTGAGTATAATAATTCTGTATCCACGTTACCGAGAGTGATAACGCAGTAGCTGGTTCTAAGTTCGAACTTTTTTGTATATATACGACTTCGAACTTTTCCTTCAAAAAATGACGCTAAATTTTTAGTAGATAGTTCGATATTTATACTACCAACAGCACATCCGTTTTTAACCACACGTTTCGTTAGTTTCTCATGCTATTGAAGCTTGTTGTGTTGAAACTAATAGTGCTGTTAATTTCGTTTGTTGTATACATATTTGTACTTGTAAAATATCCAGATATTTTGTCAGAATTACTTATAATTAATACTGCAGAATCGTTATCAACACACCTAATGCCGTTGAATGCAGTAAAGCTAAGATATGAGAAGAAGGTCTGCATGTTATATTTTTACACTCTTTTCTCGTTTGTGTCGTTATTGTTAATTCATTCGTTATTATGCTATCTCCCTGCAGTGTTCATTTTCACTTTCACAGATATTTACGTTAACGTTGCAGATGACCGTATGCTAAAGTACTTTTACACTATCCCCAACATTTTACTTTCACTTTCGCTTATCTCTGGGAACCTGCTTGTAAGCTATTACATTTACGTAATAGCACGCCTCATATTTCTAAAACCTGAATTTGTTAAGCCAAGCTTTGATAAGAATTTCTTTATAGAGAACCTAAAACTATATCCTAATAATATATTAGGATTAATAAAAGGAAGGACTCAGTGCATAATAGCGAGCATATTCAACCCCTGCCCTCTATTCTTCATATTCAATAAGGGCATTAAGACAATAAACGAACTGAGTGAAACTACAAATAGAATAGATGAGAACCCTAAGAAGTTAGCAATAGGCGTAATGGGGGTTGGCGTTATACTAATCCCGTTTTATTTCTATCTAGGTTTGGCTGTGTTCTTTACTGCGTTCTCTTTCTTAGCTATAGATAATGCAAAGAAGTTGATAAGATATAAGAAATATAAAGAGTATAATGTTGCAATTACATTACCTTTAATTAGTATAGCAGTACTTATAGTAACGTTCTTCATTAGCAGGAATATAATGATACTATTGTCAAGCCCTGGAGTATATTCATTCACTCAATTTTTAATCTCATCATTTCTTATTAAGAAATATGGGAATACTATATAACCTCGTAAATAGCGTTTTCCTAGCTGGTGAGGGCGTAACAATAGCTGGGCTTGCTATAAATATTTTAGTAAACTTAATACCTTGCATACAAACCTCAATACCGCCAAGCGTTTATGCAACAATTTCATCAATGACTCTTCTGAATTTCCTCTTCAATATCCTTCACAACCCATTCGTGTCAGTAACGTTGTCTGGACTAGGTGCAATAGTGTCCTTCGTAGTATCATTATCGGCAAGTGTAGAAAGCTATATGCAAGCTGGAATGTATGCAGTTTACGCTTCGCTAATATTCGGAAACCTTGACTGGTTCCTGGTATGGGCAACCACAACAATTTCCAGTTCTGGGTTAGCAATAGCAACTCAAGCAGTATATCTCATAGGTGTAATAGACAGCATAGTAGGAATTGCACAAGTAATATACATACTAATGGTATTGGGCATAATACCCAACACTCTATAGGGGATAAAAATGAAGATAAGTACTAATTATGACATAATAAAAAGAGTTCTGGAGATAGAAAGCGATACTCCCACACTTATAACTCAAATTTACGACTCAGTTTCTGCGTTCAATTGCAGAAAAATAGGAAACAAAAAAATAAGGTGTTTGGACATAGATGCACCTCATTTTATAATGGTAAACAACCAGATCTCTTCTGCTATTTCTTCTTTTAGAGAAATTACTAACAATGGAAATGATAATGAAAGCGAAGAAGAGAATGAAGAGATTATGTTTTAATTTTATTTATTCTAATGTAATAGAGATATTATCCAAAATGTGAGAAAAATAGTGCATAAAATCACTATTTTAACTTTTGGGGGTTAAGGGGGCGGAAGTCCCCCTCCGTAAGATGGGGGATGGATAGCCCCCTTACAGAAACCTTTTATAGTTATCAAAAAATAGATGTACACAGACCTCTGGCTGTAAGAGCTGAGGTCGTACCCTCGGGACTGGGGGAACTTACGCCTGTGGAGAGTGACCCTCCGTAACCCCTCTTCCACACGGGGCATTACAGAACGGTTCCGTTCGATGGAACCTCCGCTGTGGGTGAAGGGGGATCGAGGTCGCTCTGAGAAGCAGGAAATCCTCATCGCGAGATGGGGATGCCCCGTCCGTTAGGGCGGGGTAGTTCACGTGAACTCTCGCCAATGCTACCTATTTAAATACTCGCAATCTATTTCATTCGCAATGGATATCTGGAAATTTGTTATGGCGTATAAAAACTATCCAGAAGTACTTTTTAATGTTATATTGAATAGAAAGTCAAAGGCTGAGTTAAGAGATGGTAGAACAGTATATTTATCAGCACCAGCACTAAAAGCATTGAGTGCGTACTACAGGGAAATGCGTGAGTACCCGAGAGAAATAGAAGACTGCGAAGGAGAATGTAAAACTCAGCTTGAATGCTTTATATTATGTTTTCTAAAGTATCATGAATGGAAGACTAAAGATAATTATATGTATAAAAATCTTGAAAGTTTAGGTTCTGTTAAGTTCCTTAAATATTATAAGGGGAAAGTAGCCATAGAGCAAACTATCCACGAGATATTTGATGAGCAAATTTATAACGACTTTAGAGAAATCAAAGGAGACGTAGTTGATATAGGTGCAGGAATAGGTGACTCGCCTATTTTCTTTGCATTGTGGGGTGCAAGTAAAGTTCTGGGAATAGAACCTTTACCTACTCCTTATAACGTTGCATTAGAAAATATCAAGCTAAACGAATTAAACAACAGAGTAAGGATACTGAATGCAATAATAAATTATGAATCCCGTGTAGTTAAAATTAAGGATCACGACGTCGTAGGCAGTGCAGGAGTCTATGTTAGACCGCAGAAGTCAGATATCGCAGTTAAGAGCGTTACGATAAGCGATTTAGTTAGAGAATTAGATAACCCGTTTATGATAAAGATGGACTGTGAAGGCTGTGAGTACGATATATTGAGGCATGAGAAGGAGTCGCTTAAGTATTTTGAGAAGATAATAATGGAATATCATAAGAAGCCACCTATAAAAGAAGTAGAAGAACTCGGTTTTAGTTTAACTAATAAAAATGGCAAAATCCTGATATTCTATAGAAAGAAATAAAGAAGTAATATTATCCAAAACCTGAGAAAAATAGTGCATAAAAAATTATGAAGCCAGCTTTATGGTTGAGCGATAATACGACAATATTAACATGCGGATTATTGTAGAAATTTTTACATTGAATATGAAGGCTAGTTTGAACAACTTTGGGGCAACTATAGGAGATACTGTAAGGTTTATTCTATAAGTTTTTTTACTAGCCGTGTCTCCAGATGAAAGAATAGCGTTATACAGTTCCTCATCGCTTTTATTTAGCATGTGATGTAAAATTTTTGTAGCTTCTCTACCGTTTAAGATTACATTAGAAGGTAAAGAGGTAGTAAGATGATACCTGCTGGAATAGACAAGATAAACGTAACATTTGTTATCTTTTATCACGTAGCTGAGATACTTGCTCTTCCTTATGGTGCATTTATTTCTAGGTAAAATCATGAGTAATTCTACACCGTTATTCTTCATTGATTTTCACCCCATATGAAGAGTTTCTTTTGTAAACAGTATATATATGGTTGTCCCCAACAATCTCTACATTAAAAGGTAATGTAAAATGCGGAATATTAGAAACTACATAGGATGATATAATCTCGTTGCCTGAAAGCGTAAATAATAACGCCATTATGCTATCTGGTAGCTTGTAAACTAAAAGGACGTCTCTGCAGAGTAAATAAGGTTCGTCGTCATATTTTATAATCTCAGCTTGGGAGTTCTCAAAACCTTTTATCATCCTACACTTACGCTTTGTTTGTGGGTATAAAAGAATAGAAACGTCTATGTAATTCAGATTTTCAATTATATTCTTGATAACGCACTTAGCAAAATTTTTATCTTTAGTACATTCGGCTACCTTAAAAAACAACATTTGCCTAAATTTCTCTATTTCCTCCTTAGGGGGAGTATTTATATTTTTTAATAACATATTTTGGTACATGTGCATCCCCGAAATCACATCTGTGATTGCAGAAGAAAAAACCGTCAGAATACTCCTGCGTTTTTAAGTATTAAGTACACTGCGTACCTTAGCACTTTAGACCTTGTAACTTTATGATTTATTGCAAAGTTATCGAGCTTCTCTAACAACTTCTTATCCATCTTTATCGACAACACACCAGTATCACCGTCAAGAAGCTTCTTATCATCGTAATTGGCATCAATCTCTTTGCTATTTAAAATAGTATTAGCAAGTGTATAGCGTATTAATTCGCCAGCAGTTTTACCTATTTTGCATGAATACGAAATAAGTAAATTTTTAATTTCCTTTGAGATCTTTACTGTAATTATAATGTTGTTGTGTTCAAGAACATCTTCTCTATATTGTACACCAACACTTTCTAGTCTGTGCACCTTCACTGCAAAAGGCTTAGGCTTTGCTGTCGTATAAACCCTTATTTTATACAGTAAATCGTTGCCAAACATAAAACTTATACGTTGACCATTCTTATCCATCATCACTACGTATTGACCATTATTGAAAGTCACAAAAAATCCGCTCTCGCTTAGTATTTTTAGCAGTACATTAACTTTGTTTTTAGAAATATAATCGAGATGAAAAGTGAATTCTGTATCTGCTTCTCTAGTTATAGTGTATTTTATATTTAAAGAATCTAAATGTTCTTTTATTAGATCTACAACTGATGACAGAGTCATATCGCTCGCCCCTCGCCATATTTTTTCTTACACCAGGCTATGCAACCAGTGTCGTCATCGCCAGGGTCACCAAAATGAACCTTGCAATCATGAATGCACTGATATAGGTCAGCAAGACCCATACTAGAAAGTATACATTTAGGTATGCCGTCACGATATACACCTTCTGGACATCTGCTAATTTCGAAACCCCATATTCCGTTAAGGACATTCTCTACAGTCATTGGTCTATCACTAGTTAAATTGTTCAATATTATGCAATTAGCCCCAGCATACTTAAAGAGGCGGGGATGGACTTTCTTTACTTCTTCTAGCATTTTCCATGCAACTTGACGTATTTCCCACTGTGCCCTTGAGCATAATCTGAGGGCAAAGAAGTTGTATAACTCTCTGGCGTTCATTGTCACAACGATGTTTGTATTTACTCCGTTAGGTAGGACGTATCTGGCATCTTCCTCTGGAACACCGTTCTGTAATAGCTCATAGTAGTATTTGTAAGCGTCGTCGTAAGCCTTCTTAACTAGTTCCTCGTTCCTCTTTTCCGCAGAAGGCGGAGTTACTGGTTGGTAGTACTCATCAACGGGCTTAGCAAACCTATGGCTCATTTGTGTGTATGATGCAATGCGGTGTCTCACTAGTTGATGAGAGGCAACCCTGCTTATACCCTCTATTGAGAAGGTATAACTACTGTGTTCTAGTGGTGACCAGTAGCCGTGAATGATAGCGTCACGGATCCACACTTCTACTTCCTCATCCGTCATTGTCTTCTCGTGGTAATCCCAACCCTTTCTAGACCTGCTCATCTTAGAAGCGATTGCTACTATTTTTTCTCCATCTTTCGTATAAGAAACTAGTTCAACTTTCATCTTTTTCGCCCCGTTTTTAAAATAATTGAGAAATTTTCCTTTCTTCACTAGCTATTGGTATGTCATATTTGTACGGTGGTTTTAGTTTTTCCCTCAATAACTTTAGCGTGTTTATTATACTTTCGTAGTCGAGCTCAGCCATTAACTCGTCGTAACTGCTAGATCCATAATATGCTGAATATATTGACCAAGGTGCTTCATAAAGCAAACTGGTTACGTGTTCGACCATATATTTATGAAATAGTAGTATTTTATTCAAATTTTCAATAAACTCTTTCAGGCATGCCTTAGGTAATGCGTAGCCTTTTATTGATAATAAAGAATTGAGGAGATACAATGCGAGACCAGTAACCTTATAGAACCCACCACCTTCTTCAGTTACAAGACCTAGGGCTAACAACGGTACTACGTCCTTTTTAGGTGCTTTAAATCTGAGCGATGAAATGTAAGAAGTGTATTTATTTAGCAGTTCGGATAAATCTCGCAACTCAATTAAACTTGATTTATGAGCCAGTAGTGTTATGACCAATGCTATAATACCTAGCTCCACAGTTTTATAATATTCATCGTCGATAAGGTCTACATCAAAATATTTCTTTATAATATCCTCAAATTTGCTTAACGCGTCAGGAGATATATTAAGAATAACATCGCTTACAAACCCATTTTTAAAAGCTTCTATTATAAGCCTCTCGTTTTTTATTGGCTTGCTTGAAAAGAAAACATTGAGAAAGTTCATTGCTTCTTCAGCAACAATATTAGGGGAAAGGGAAGGGCTTTCCACATTTAACACCCCGAGAACAAAATACCAGGTCGCCTTTTTAGAAGATACTTCCGATTTAGAAAAACGAATAACTAGAGCTATCATATTTCAGTTCTTCCTTATTTCAACTGAGGTAGAGATGTTAAAGAGACATATGGAAAACTTTTAGTTCTTACTTATTTCGACAAAAGTGGGTACTGGTAAGGTAGAATGGAATAGAGTTTTTCAGTTCTTACTTATTTCAACTATTTTTACCCCGTCCCTGGAAGAGGCGGGGCAACTTCCCGCTACGACGCCCCCTTCCCTCGCTCTACCCATCTTTTAGTTCTTCCTTATTTTAGCTCACTTTCCAAAAATAAAAACTTTTCAGTAGGCACTTTTAGTTCTTCCTTAACCCTAGAAGGGGCGAGGTTTATTGCTCGCTTCATCAGCCTCCTCCAGCATCTTATCTAGCATTTTTTCTATAAGTATGTATAAAAATTTCCCTTTTTCTTCATGTGTAAGCATACTATAATCGGAAAAAATACTGTATAAAATTACTTGTTGTCTATATGGGAGTTTTACAGCTCTAATGACATACCTATAAATCTTATCAGCAGACATTGCAATCCCTCGCATTTTGTATAATCCATATATTGAAAGAAAATAATCGATAAGCTTCTTTGTCTGATTATAGTTAAACATAGCTGACACGGTGTTTGCAAGGTATTCTATAAAGTCTTCACGTTCCATTGTTCATCCTCCTTTCTAACTCCTTCCTATGTTTCGTTAGTATTATATCTATAATGTCATCTAAGTACTCGTCGACTATATCTTCCAGGTCAATTCTATCAAATTTGACGTCGTCAATATCTGCTTCATAAACAGTATCCTCAGCATACGGATAGCACTGACTACAACTACCACTACAACCATAGAAGTCACTATCACACCATGTATTTTCCTCTAGGAATTTATAGGGTATCTTAACCTTCACCATTCATCACCTTTTTCTTCTCCTTTCCATTCAACTTCTTTTTTGACTTTTTCACTTTCTTCCATAAAACACCCCCGTTTGTCCCTATACTTTCATTTCAATCATGATCTAGTTAGCCCTCAACTACTATCTTTATAAACTTAAAACTAACATAATCCTTGGGAAGAAAAAATGTATGTAGAAATTGAATTCCCGCCAAATGGTGGTCTCAAAGTTCGCAGTGGGGTCATTGATCAAGGTCTGATGGTAATACCGACCACCGACAATAAGTATGTACTGGTCAACTTTACACCAGACGGTGATTTTGTAGAGCTGTTTGATGACTTTAGAGAGCTTATCAAAAAGGTGCAAGAATATTACGGCGACGATATAGCGAAAATCGTAGAAAATGAATTGCGAGAATATTACGGAAATGATCTAGTGGAGAACGAGAGCGAAATGATTCAGGATTAGGTACCAAATTATTCAAAAACGTTAATCTCAGTTTTTTGCCATTCTTCGGTCTTAAGATGTTTTCAAACGTGGATAATTACCAATAGTATCGCAGTATTCCCAATTATAGCCGTTGTACTTGAAGCCCATTTGCTTAAGTTTGTTAACAAGCTCTGCGAACTGCTCACGTGGCAATCTCTTCATTTTTATTGATATGCAATAGTATCCTGGATGGTTAATGGCGTTCTCATCGAACCTATCTAAAATTGCCCTTGCATCATATTTACCTAGAATTCTATTATTAATATCATCAATTAATTTAAGAATACTTTCTTTGAATTCAGCCCTGTTCTTTTCGACCATCATTTTTGTGTTATAATATTGTTTAAAAAGTTCTGGATCGATTTTTTGTAGTCTACGTTCATCAGAAATGCTAAGACCTATTTTTGCGTATGGACTACTAGAAGATTTTTGTATTAATTTTTTAACCATATCTATTAATTCTTTATCAAATTTACTCATTTCTGACGTCCTCCCCGTCAGCTACTCTTCTTGTTGTTGAATATTCTCTTCAACGAGAACCAATGGAATTTTATCTAAACCTAGGAGACGGCATAGGTAATTGTCACACTCCTTGTAACCTACAATTTTGTATTTTTCTGGGTTGTTATTTGCTAAATTAAGAATTTCGTCATAAATACTCTTTGCAATTTCTCTAAGACGATCTTCTACCCTTTCACGAATTGCGTCTACAACTTCATATATTTTATCAGCTATATCGTCTGGTACATCGCCAAACACCTTCTCATAAGCACGTTGAAAAGCACTTGCCATGTCCTGAAAATACCAACATAAAGTGCATGGAAGAGTATCAACGATCATCGCCACAAAAGCACCGATTTCTGGTCTATTACTAAAATCCTCAATATATATGATATCAGGCAATTCGACTACATGACCTTCTAAACCTTCTGGATCCAAGCTATATGAATCGAAACAGTCCTCTAACGCATCGATTATGTGCTTAACTATGGGTTCAACATCATAATTCTTTTTCAAGTAATCAAACAGGTAATCTAGCATATCTTCTTGCATATGATAGTCTTTCAGTGTTTCTAACATACATTTAAAATCATAATCGCACGTAGTAGCTATTAATTGTGCTACTTCGTCTTTCGGGAATTTTTTATAGTTTTTGAAAACATAATCAGAGAAATTAACGCTTATATCATACAATACGTTATCCAGCTCTTTCCTATTTTCTATGCCTAAAATTTTCCTTAGTTTCTTCCTATTATTCAGCACTTCAGTAACACAATTCAAATTGCAATACTCACTTATTTTTAGAAAATATTCGTTTGTATTCATAATTTATCCCCTCTCGTCGAAATGAAATTTTGATAAAAAAGTATTTAAATACATGGGGCTATCCATCCCCGCTGGCGTGGCTTTCCGCCCTGGAAGAGCGAGTGTGCAATAGGATTCTTATTGAAAACCAGCCCTTGCTCATGTGCAATATCATTCTTATTGACTCTTTCTTTTGCTTGTGTGCAGAGCTATTATTAATTGAGGTATATATTTGCTTATGTGCAATAGTGGTATTATTGAGCAACTTAATTGCTTATGTGCAATACAAATATTATTGAATTCTACTATTGCTTATGTGCAAAACGTGTATTATTGAATGCATTCTTTGCTTATGTGCAGGTAGATTGTTATTGACTTACCTCATTGCTTGTGTGCAGTCAACTGATTATTGAAACGATTTCCTGCTAATGTGCAGGTTATTTGTTATTGAACTTTGCTCTTGTTTATCTGCAACGACCACGTTATTAAGCCTTTTGCTTGCTTGTGTGCATTGCTTATCTTATTGAAAGGTATTATTGCTTGTGTGCAGTACATTAATTATTGAAATAGCTGATTGCTTGTGTGCAGTTGCATCGATATTGAGGAGTAGTATTGCTTATGTGCAGGTAAGGGATTATTGAGCTATATGTTTGCTCATGTGCAGTTGATCCTTTATTGAGTGTTTCTCTTGCTAATGTGCGGTCATGAGTTTATTGAATAATGTTATTGCTTGTGTGCAGTTAGATTGTTGTTGAATATGTTTCTTGCTTGTGTGCAATACGCCTCTTACTGAATTCCTGAATTGCTCGTGTGCAATAGGGTTCTTGTTGAAAACCAACCCTTGCTCATGTGCAGTTTTACATTTATTAACGATACCTTTTGCTCATGTGCAAGACGGCGTTTATTGACGTTATCTTTTGCTTATGTGTAAGTTTGCCGTTATTGATCTTTATTTTTGCTTATGTGTATATGACCTCTTATTAATTTTTTCGCTTGCTTATGTGCAGTTTGTATTTTATCAACAATCAGGATTGCTTATGTGCAGTAGGGTGTTTATCGACTATACTTATTGCTTGTGTGCAGTCCAACCGTTATTGAGGTATATATTTGCTTATGTGCAAGAATGGCTTTATTGAGCGTACTTCTTGCTTATGTGCAATATCGTTCTTATTGATTTTTTCCTTATGTATTATTTAATAATCTTTTTCTTCTTAAGCCACGTTGTAACCTCCTCTCTGTTTATACCTAGTTCTTCTATTATCTTTTCAAATTTAGCTTTATATTTTGCAGTCTTCGTGTCAACGTAATAGTCTGTAATTGGCGATTCAATGAAATCTTCGTGCTTCTTGAGGACTTCGTATTCTTTCCCCAACACTACCTTGTAAGCCTCATGTAATGGCACACCTTGCCTATAGTGTAAAGAGATTGCGAAATACTGTGATAATAGTAAGGATATTGCTTTCCTGATAGCAGTCCTCTGTACTCTTAGCTTATTCCAGTCTGGATGCTTAGTTGCGATTTCTTCTTTAAATGATTTTATTATCTTTGCGTAAACACCGCCAGCTAATATGAGGTTGTTAGCTAAAATTCCTAGCAGAAATGTTTTTACTGTTCTGTTATACTTAACGTTTTTCGCTGACGTGCCAATAAGTTTCGTCCCATCGTTAGGGCATAACCACCCTTCCTTCGAGGGAATTGCTGGTTTCCCATTCGAGGACTCACCAGCGTAATAGTAATATCCGCATTTAGAACATGTAAACATTACGGCTAAACCAGCGTACTTCCTGAACTTATTAATGTTATACTGAAACTTTGGTGGATATGCATAAACGATAAGTCTAGCACCGTTAACAGCTCCTATCCCCCTAATAAACACCAGGAAGTTAGTAAATTCAGGGAACTTAGTTACCACCTTGCCTATAAGTCCCTTGGCTATCTCCTCTTGTCTGAGTAGTTCCATGAACCTCTCTATGAGGTCATTAGACGGCGTTTCTTCAACAATTCTCACAGGCTCACCGCATACTGGACATTTATCGCGTTTTTCGTCTTCCTTAAGTAATATCATATGACCGTTCTTGCACGCTGTATATCTCCTTAGGAAGACCCACTTATTGTTCTCTTTTTTTGCCCCTATCCTGTTCCCAAATGCTACTCTAAGTTTTATTATATCATCTCTGAATGCTACCAAATCTCTTAAAGGAACTAAATCTGCCTCGCTCATGCCTCATCACTTCGCAGAAACATATATATTGTATAGCTCTGCATATATTACTTGGACTAGAAATAATGCATCTTTGATATTTCCTGACTTAATCAAGTTATCTAATTCTTTTATGTATTCATTTATCTCATTTATTTTTTCCATTCTAAAACGCCCCCGAAAACACAGGTGTGATAAAATAAACGGCAACCCTCGCCCTTTA